GCCTTAGCAACACCAGCTACCTGAATTACAAGAGAAGCATAATCTGAAAGAGAAACTGCACGGTTTAATGCTCTAATAGATTTAGGAGCATTAACTCTAATAGAGTCAGTTGCTTCTTCGTCAGCTCCTCCAACAGCGGCTCCAGATACTAAACCAACATCTTGGTTGTTAACTGATAATCCTGCTACCGCATTTGTTTTAATAAACTTAATTGTGTTAACTGGAATATTTCCAGAAAGACCGCCGCCAACTCTGTAAGTAGCAGTCATTTGCACTCCGTTTAACGGGATGCGTCCACTAATGCTGTCTCCAAATTTTATAAAAGTTGTTTTTTCAGAGTTTGTATAAGTAGAAAACACTGGGTCATAACCGCTGTAGTCAACCAAGTATGGGACTTCGGTATAGATAACACCGTTAACATTTATAGTTATACTTCCATTAATTACTGGGCTTTCTGACAACTCAAACTCTTGATTTGCTGTTCCGTCAGATGTTCCAATAACCTCATCGTATACAGTTTCACCTTGTGTAGCGGTTACTGTAGCAGAACCATTAGTACCTAAAGTTTTAGCTGGGACTTGAACAGCAGAGTCTGTTTCAAAAATTACTTGTGTTACAACGCCGTTGTTAGTTACGTTAGCAGCAACTTTTGTTTTAGCTGGAACAGTGATGATGCTAGCTGTCGAATTTTGAAAAGTAAGCAATGCTGCAGAAGGAGTAGTTTTTGTTGGTGTATATCCCAACAGTTGAGCAATTTGCAGCACGCTTTCTCTTTGACTAGCAGTATCAATAAACGACTCATTTACTGTTCGGTCTATATAAAAATGTAGACCATCAGCTACATAGGAGAACAACTCTAAGATAGCCATGCCAAAGTCAGACGGGTCTCTGTTTGTCCATTGCGGAGCAAAGAAAGGAATTAACTCAGTTAAGTCTTCCCTAAGAGCTGCGTAGTCCCTAGAGGTATAGTCAACCTGCGGGATATAGTTTTGTTCTGACATTATCTAACCTCCAGTACCTGTTCTGCGGCCCTGCTTAGGATAGCAGTATTGATAGTTACACTCTCTGCTATACCGCCGCCGCCGTATGTATAAAACACTTCAAAGCTATCAACCTGGTTGTTCTCGTACCTGTATTTAATGTTTGTAAGCTTTAGCGGAGATAGCCATACTGAGAATGCCTTGCTTACAGCCTCGTTAATAACAGATTTAGCGGTATCAGCGTTTTCAAACACCGCACCTTTTGCACCGCTTCCGTAGTTAGGGCGCATCACCCTTTCTCCAAAGTAGGTCATGACCGCAATAGTTACTCGGTCTTGCCATATTTTTTTAGGGTCTGTGCTAACGGTCAATGAGCCGTTAGAGTTAAATGAAAAGGGCAAAGATATTGCTGCTGGTGTTTCCATTAAAGTTCTACTCCCATCCATACTGGAAAGTTAGGGTCCCCACCAATAAACATAACCCATACTTTTTGACCAATCTTTGGCACCAATCTGTGTGGGGTGTGGTGTGGTTGGTCCGTGGTTATCTCTTGGTCATCGTTGTGCTTATTGTCTTCATCAGGGTCGGTCTCGTGTGGGTGGTCTAAAAAGTATGTAGTGTCTGGGCTCTTACCAGTGTGGTTGTTGGTGTGAGCAAGGTTAATAGTAATAGAGTGACTGTGAGAACCGCCACCAGTAACACCAGGAACGCTATTACTTGTAGTTCCAATAGTTTCAGAATGATTAGCGTGAGCCTGTAACAAAGCTGCAACTTCAGATGCTAAATGTTTCTTATGGTCTGGGTGGTTGCTATTAGAGGTTACAGGAAGGCAGGGTCTAGCCCATTCGGTAATGTCTTCACCAAGCACCTGCGGCACCTGTAACTTAATACGGTTTTCTTTATCTGGGTCATCTACGTCTGAGCAAATGCCTTCATATAGACCGTAAAACTTTTCGTTATAGTTTTTCATCTGGCCCTCGCTGCTGCTTTTTGTACCCTAGCCGCTATGACGGGTGAACGTTTCTTTTCTGGGTTAGTTGATTTAGATTTAGATAGGTTTTTAGAACCCGTCTTCCAAACAGCAGTGCTGTTTTTGGCACTGACTATTTTAGGCCTATTTTGTATTTTTCCAAAACTGCCTTTAGTTTGAGGTCCAATTTTTATACCTGTTCTAACTAGTTTTGTTTTTGGTCTTTGTCTAGTCTGTTTTTTACCAGGAACAATTACTCTTTTTACGGTTCCCTCTGGAGCTTCAATTGTCTCTCCGTCATCCCAACGAACTGCTCCACCAAGAGAGTCAGTTCCAACAGTTAGTGTAGTTGTATAGGTATACACCCTTGTTTGAGTTTCTTCGTAATGATGTTCTGTACCAAGCACGGTCCAAAAACCAGAATAGTCTTTACCAAGGTTCCCTAGGTACACTGGCATTCCTGGTCTTAAACGTGTTTGTCCAATAACCTTAACCGTGGCTCTGTACGGAAATGCGTTTCTTAATTCCGCTGCTTCAGCTTCGTAATCCATAATCTCAAGGCTAGGAGCAACGGCATCAGTGTTGTATCTATCAAAAAACTCATCTTGAGTTCTGCGTCTGGTTACCTTGCGTCTTTTTTGTCTAGTGGTTTTTAATGCGGACTTAGTAGTCTTGTCTACACCACCTATAGCAACTGCAGCTTTAACGTCGCCATCGTAATTTATAGAGTCTCCAATAATTGGAGTAAAACTATAAATACCACCAAACCCGTGACCGACAGGTTTTTGAAAGAACTTAGGAGCCTGAGCTCGGTACGTCTTATAATCCTCTAATAGTGGTTGAAAATAAATTTCTGTATTTTCTGAGCGAAGCCCCCACCCAACTTGTTTTGCAAGTTTTACAAGCATTTGCCAATCCGTTAGTCCTGGGTGAGCTATTTGTTGGAATATGCGTGGATGAGGTTCTGCAATAGCAACAAGTCCATGTTTTTTTGCTATCTCTTCTACAACCATATTTGCTGTTACATTTTTGTATGACAACTGACTTGACTGTTTTAAAGGAAATGAGCCGCCAATGCAGTGGACAGTAACAAAATCTTTTCCTGGAGTTTTATCTGCTTCAACGTGGTGAACGTATCCATAAAAGTCTCTGCTATCTTTTGCTGACCTTAGCACAATCTCAACTGGTGTACCAGGTTTAACATTATCAAAAGAGTATGCCCAATCTTTAAAAGTCATAGAAATCATTTCATGTTCGTAAAACTTTTGATGTAGGGTTAATGAATAAACGTATGTTGGATTTACAGACGCATTAGGAAATTTAATAGATATAAAATTAGACACTAGGTATCCTTAATATTGTTCCATTAGGAATATTTTCATGGTCGTCAATTTGTGGGTTGTATTCAGCAATTATCCACCACATTTCAGGACGGCTGTAATAACGATATGCAAGTTGGTCTAGACGTTCACCAGATAAATATCTGTGGTTTTGATACGAGGTAAGGCCTAAGTCGTCAAACTCATAGAACACGGTAGGGTTTTCTGATTCACCTGCAATTACTGAGAAAAAATCAATAGTTGAATACTCATATCGAGAGCCTGCAAATATAGACACGTCTACTCCTATACCATTGCCGAACCAGCGAAACAATCAAAGGCAATTGATACGTTGCTTCTAATTGGCACCATGCCTTCAGTAAACGCTGTGTGATTTATTGATAAAGAACTAATCCAACCCACGTAAGATAGTGCGCTTTGGTTAGTAGGGTCTAAAGGGTCTCCGCCAAATTCAAAAGCAAGAAGAGAAGGTTGTAGGTATCCAATATCTGCTGTCTTTTTACCTAATAAGTTTGTCCAACCACCAGGTTGGTTTTCTGTACTAACCCCATCGCCATTAATAGCTTTTAAAAGATATTCAATATCGTGCATTGTTCCTATACGAGAGAGCTCTTCTATTTGTTCCTCAATTGTTGGGGTATTACCAGCTAATGGGTGTTTCCCACTACTATAGAAAGATGTAAACTCTTTCAAATTTCCAGACTGACCGCGTATACATGCCATGTCATTTGTTCTGTCTAGGACAACAGTAAAAGAAATACTCTCTTGACCAGGAAACGCTCCAGACACAGAGGTGTAAACGTCAGCTGCAGTTGGAGTTACCTCCATATTTCTGTTAACACTAAGGGAAATTGATTCTGGGTTCCAAAGGAATTGGAATCCATAGTTATACATATCCTTGCTATAGGTTATAGTACTTTTGTCTCCTTTGAATTTTCCTTCTTTAAGTCTTTCTTCTGCTTTTATTTTTTCGCTACTAACTTTTCCAGTGTCGTAGTCATAGGTAGATATGATTCCAGCATTATCAAAATACCAAAGTCTTCCTCTTCTAAGCCCGTGTTGCACAACATTTTCAGCCACGCTGTTAGATATTCCAGGAACTACTACTTGAGGTCTTGTAGGTAAGCTCCAACTATGAGGTGGTAAATTAAATTTAAATCCGTTAGGTGTTGGTATTACGGGAGTTGCTTGAGTTCCAGATGCGCTGTCTCCACCTTTACCGCCTTTTTTACTTCCTTGACCAAGGGGTCTATTACCTGTTCCAGTTCCGCTCTTTTTCTTTTTATTTGTCAAATACCAAGCAGCGCTACCAGCTAATGCAGATAGACCAGTTCCTACTGGACCAGCGGTAGGCCCAGCTGCTTTTGCAAATCCTAGTACACGAGTTACTAAAGCTGGTGCTACTACGGCTGTAGCTGTTTTTCCAGTCTTTGCTGCTTTAGCGCTAACACTAACTGTCTTAACAGTTGGGTTCTTAACGGTCTTATTAACAACAGACTTTACTGTTCCACCAGCTTTAGTTTTAGTAGAAACGTTAACTGCAATTTTTGCAGCGCTTACTGCACGAGAACGAGTAAGTACAGCGGCGCCTACCCTAATAGCGCCTAAAGCTAACGGAACAGCTAGTGGAATTGGCATTATGACCCCATCGCTTGTTTAAATAAATCTTTGTCTGACAAAATCTTTTTAAGAGCTTCAGCAATGCCTATAGCACCGCTGCCTCCGTCTACTTTAATTGAAACTCCACCCATACTGTAGTTATTAGTTGTTTGAGCTCCTTGAGCTGCAGCTTGTTGCTGCATCTTTTTTGAACTATCCCAAAAATTTTCTACGAGCTTAGCTAAAGAAGAGTTTGAAGTTGAGCCAGATAGTAGGCCCCCATCTTTTGGTTCCATGCCAGAAAAACCAGAAAAATCGGACGCACTTTGGTTTTTACTAAACTTATATGGGTTCTGACCAGTCTTACCTGTTACCCAAGCTGAGTTATTAATTGCAGCAAGAATCTCTTCTTTATTAGCTCCACCTTGCAAAGCTTTAACAATATCTGAGTAACCTCGTGCTCCAGCTTTAGCCCCAGTAAGAGTTTCAATAGTTGCATGTAGTCCATCATCCCAACTATCGTAAATTTTTACCCCAACACTATTCATAGATTTGTTAGAGTACTTATCATATGTAGTGTTAAGAGGGTTGTACTTAGCGGAGTTTTGGAAGTGTCCGCCTTCAAAGTTCTGCCATATCTTCAAAGCTTCAATAGCATCTTTAGTCATGGGCGCATTTAAATGTAACAACATAGCTTTAGCAAAGTCTTCATTAGAAGACTTATCGTTTAAATCTATGTGTCCCTTTTTTCCTTTTACAGCGCCACCAGCGTGTCGGAATGGGTAGTTCTTTAATTCGTCGTTAGGGATAATTACGCCATCTGTTTTAGGCATAAATAGTTCGGGTCCGCGCTCACCAACAATGTACGGACGCTGTTCTTCTACAGGACCTCCGTCAGCTTTAAATAATCCAGTAATAGCAGACGCAACAGGGTTTGGAATTAGTGATGCAAAGAAACCACCTAGTCCACCCTTACCACCTCCGCCAAGAGTTTCAAAGAATCCCTTAGTTCCACCTAGAACGCTAATTAAACCTGTAAATTTTTCAACCTCAGTAAAGAAACCACTAATGTATGAAAGTATTTGGTCAGCTCTACCCTTAGCATCAGCCATAGCTGGAGCAGTTTGAGAGATAAACTCTGCTGCTTGTGCTGTTCTTTGGCTCTGCATTTTGGCAGCAAAGGTTGTAAACCCTAGTTGCTCCATCTTCTTTGCAGCTCTTGGGTCAGACATACTCATGCCGCCGCTTTGAGCTTTAAACAAAAGACCGTCTTCTACCTGAGCTCTTAGGTATGGGTCATTTCCAAATAGGTTATCAAGCATGGTTGCAAGAGCATTACCTGGTTGTAAAGATATTTGTACGTCTCGTAGCGTGCTGCCACTACCGCCGTTCTTACGCTTTTCTCTTTCAAGCTTCATCCACAACTCATCAATAATTTGAGGTAGTGGTTTCATGTTGCCTTGGTCATCACGAATACGAATACCAACTGCCCTTAACATGTTTACAGAACGTCCACGTTGTACAGCGCCTTGCGCTTGCATAGCACCTTCAACTCCAATACCAGGAGTTAAGTTAGACATCTGTGCAGCGCCCATGGCAAGCTGTGCAGCGTTTGCTGAAGAGCCTCCATATAACCCACTCTGTCGCATTACTTGCAAAGAACGAGCAGGGTCAAACTCATCTTTTACTGTGCCTGACTTGGCCATCCTATTTAATAAATCTCTAGTGTCGTTGTAAGAACTAGCACCACTACCGCTGATTGGTTGTCCTACACCGTTATATGTTCCGCCTGCTCTTCCATAGGCTCCGCCAAGAACGAGTCCACCACGTGCAGTGTATAACTGCATTCTGAATGCCTCATCAACTGAAGGCATGGCAATGCCACCAGCGGTAACCGCTGCGGCTGCAATTGTTCCAGCAGTATTAGCTGGCTGTTGAAATACTGTGTTGCCTCTAGGCTGGTTACCCGCAGGTTGTGCGGTGCCACCACCGCCGCCACCCCCACCACCAGATGGTGGAGTAGGTCCTCCAGGAGTTGTATTGTTACCAGTATTAGAGAAACTAGGTTGTGCCATGACGGTATTAGAACTACCGCCGCCACCCATACCAGAGAAAACATTTTTAGCGCGAGAACCTAAACGAGCAAGCATCTGCTCAGCAGATGAAAGAGTAGGCAAAATTCTGCTCTGAAGCGTACTTGCCATTTGCAGCAAGTTATTATTTGCGCCTCGAGCAGAAGACTCAAACCGTTGCATGTTACTTGCAGCAGCGCCGCTATGGGAGCCGCCTAAGTTTAGGCCTTGCTTAGAATCCATTTACTATCTTGTCCTTTTCGACCGCTCTAACCAGTTCATGCGCTCTCTAGGTGAGAGCCCACGAATTTCTGTAAGTGTCCAACCAACAAAAGTTCTAGTAAGAATCTCGTATTGGTCTAGTAGGCTTTCGTAATCTGCTTCACTAAAGGCGAAACAAATCTAGCAAGCTAAGCGGTAGAAGTACGTTTTCACCGCATGCCTGACAAGCCTTCTTCACCTCCCCTAGGCGTGGGCCTGGGTTACGTTTGATAATCTCATCAACGATTTTTGTTCTATCCGCCATACCTAGTGATAGGGCAGTAGAAGCTCCAGAAGATGGTGAGCCGTTTAGTGAAACAATGCATCCAGATAGTAACAAGGTATTAATTTCTGCTGTTGTTTTATCAATGTTTTCCATCAGCTTGCGCTGTGTAATACCATTTGGTAAAGCAACAACTGCTGTGCCCTTCTTAGTTTCTACTTCAAAAGTGCCCTCTTGAGCACGGTCTTCTAAAGAAACAACAGGTACATCTTTACTTAGTAACAGTGAATCTCGCTGTTCCTCACCGCAAGTGCGGCAACGGTAACCGATTTCCATATCGTCACCAAACGTAACTCTTCTAATACCTAAAAGAATTGCGTCTCTATCTCCAGCAAGAAGTGAGTTTAGGTCTTCTTTCTCTACAGTCCTAGACCCAATTTTTGCTAGACCCCTCTGCAATAGCACGTCAAGCGCTTTGCCTGAAGAACCAGCTTTAGCAACCGCCTCTTCATCAGCTCCAGTAAGTTCTCTTACCTCGACTGTCCTGATAACTTCACCGTTAGCTTCTAAGAAACCGCCTGGCAAAGATACTTCTGACTCTGAAGGGGCCCGCGTCTTAATGACCTGTGCGGGCTCCTCCATCGCCTTTGCTGCGAATTTGTTTACAAGTTCTGCATCAGTAATAATATCTGGCACGATTTATACTCCTAAAGTTGTTGTTAATTAAGAAATGAGACCTGCTGGGTCTTTGCCATCGTCGTCTGTAAAGAACACTGATAATCCTTCATGAACGAGTGTCATTGACTCAAACAAGATTGCCCCATCTGCTGCATTAAGGTCTGTATAGTTTAGCGCAGTAATCCAGGCGTTATGAATCTTGAAGCCCATTTTGTAGCGCTGAACGTCTGTAGGACCTGAGTTTGGATGGTCTGCTACAAACACCTTAATGTTTACGCGGAAGCCTTTACCTGTTGAAACAGCAAGACCTTCACCAGATGCAGCAGCAAACAGTCCGCGCATCCATGTGATTGCCTGGTCGTTTCCGTCAAGAACTCCACGCTGGAATGTAATTGGTGTAAAGGTAGTCATACCTGGTACCTGGTGTACTGTGGTGTTGTAACCGCCTTCACGGTATTGGATGGCCTGAGTATTAACGCTCAAACCACTGATGTTGCTAAAGCCGCCTGACCAAGTGACGAGTTTGTTATTAAACACGCCGCCTTCTTTAGCTGCCTCAAACTGAGCAAAGAACCGAAACGAACGTAACGGGTCTGTTGCCAAGGTTGAGTGGCGGTTGATTATGCTGCTAGCCATTTGTGGTTATCTCCTTTACGCCACAGTAACGGTGGTTCCACCGTCAAACTGACCGATTTTAATGATGATGAACTCAGCTGGACGCTGTAATGCGACACCGACTTCGATGTTTACATATCCATTATCAATTGAACTTTGTGGGTTGTTTTCTGCATCAACCTTAACAAAGAATGCTGCTTGAGGTGTTGTGCCTCGTAGACCGCCCTTGCTCCAGAAGTCTGTTAGGAATGTACTAACGTTTGCTTCAATACGACGCCATAGTGCTTCGTCGTTTGGTTCAAAGATGGCAAACTCAGTAAGGTCTGTAAGAGCCTTACGTAGATAGATAAGTGTGCGGCGTACTGGTACGTATTTGTCTACGTATCCAGGTCTAAGTGTTCGTGAACCCATAACAACAAATCCAGAACCAGGTACAAACTTAATTGCGTTTACTGGTGCTGCTGCTGAGTTAAGGTTATCAAGTTCAGCATTAGTTAGAGTAACAACTGATACAACTCCTGCAAGACGTGCTTGCAAGCCTGCTGGTGCTTTAAACACTCCGCGTGATGCATCTGTTGAGCTAATCAAACCTACAACTGCGGCGCCAGAACCTACTGCAACAGTGCGTCCAGAACCAGAACCAACAGATACTGTTGGGTCAGATATTAATAGATTTGGATAATAAACTGCAGCTAATGAGCTAGAAGTATATTGAGAAGCAAGAGCAAGTTGTGTAGAAACTACATCAGAAACTCCATCAATAACAACAAAGACATCTTGTCTAAAGTTTGCGTAACCAATTGCTGCGTTAATTACAGGTACGTTTGAAATTCCTGGAACGTTAAGAATCAAAGATTGCTTAACAACATCAAGAGCTAGCAAACCAGTTCCATAATCATTGTTTCCTAGGGCGCTTCCAGCGCTTCCAGTAGCAAGAGTTTGGTTAGTTACAACAGCTGGGTTACGTGTAGCTCCAGTGTTTCCAGAGTTTAGGTCTGTAAGAACTACATAATTTGATGCTGCGTTTACTGCTGTTGGTGCATAACGAGCATTAGAGGCTGTCATGGAAAGGTCATTGTGACGCTCTACCAAGTTAGCATCTGTGTTGCCGTTGTAGTAAACAAGCAAATCAAATAGACCTGTTGTAACAGAGTTAACTACTGAAATGTTAATGTTGTTACCCCAAGCGCCAGCGTTCTTTGCTTGAATTTGAAGGGTTGTAGATGGTGTTGCTGCACGGTCTGCCAAAGAACGGGTTGCAACAGTAGCGCCGTTTGTTATACGAACAACGTAGCACTGGCTTCCGCCATTTGAAAAGAACATGTATACAGCTAAAGGTAAATCGTTAGTTGCATTGGTATTCCAAGAACCAAATAGGGTTACATACTGGCTCCAAGAAGTTACAAGTGTTGGTATAAGAACTGGTCCTCTATCGTTAGCGCCAATAAAAGCACCAATAGAATCTGAGTTCGGGCCAACTACAGGTGCAACAGGGTTAAGCGTCTCTTCGACGTAGACCCCTGGTCGTAGTACTGCCATTTGTTATATCTCCTTTGTTTAAACTTTGGTGACCGTTTATTAGAGTTTTGTTAGTCCTGCAGGGATTACGGCTTGTGGTACGGACACTGGGTTAGTGTTGATGTTAACTTCCTCAACACGCTTGGTAGCAATCTTTGCAGCAAGCGGGGTAAGTTCGCTAACAACTCTTACTGTGTAAACATTGCGAAGAAGTCTGCGGTTGCCAGTTTCACCGTCAACTGCATCCCTCTTTGCAAACCCATCAAGGAACATATGTCGTCTTGATGTTTCAGTACCTAGTTCATTAGGCACTAACAAGCCGCCGTACTTTGATGGAAACTTAGT